CGCTTCAGTTCCTCGTGGAACATTTGCTCAAACGCTGCTCGATCTTCAGGTGCAACTTCTGCGGCAGCGACTCTCTCCCCACCGCCTGAGAAGTGCGTCTTGGTCAAGTCATAAGCCCTGTCTCTGAGAGTCCTGGGTTGAGAATCAGGCCCTCGCGGGTCTAGCGGTTTCGTGCGGAGATTCTGCGCACGGAGATAGTCGGTTCGCTCCGGAGTGCTCTGCGGTTCGACCGCTTGTGGCGACAGATCGGAATCTAGTAAAGCTCCGTAGTCGATTACTGGCTCTACTGGGACATCACCCGACGCTGGGATATCGGCCGTTGCTGGAACAACTCCCGCTCTTTGAAGATCGGCATCCAGCAAAGCTCCGTAGTCGATGTCTTTCGCCATTGCACTTCCCTTATGTACTGGACGGATGCCTTACTTGGTTCCCAGGTTGTCGACAGCACGCCGAATTTGTTTTAGCATGTCCTCGAAGCTCTCCGACAGATTCATTTCCGCAGCCTTTTTTCTAACGCCTTTCTTTCCGGACCCTGGAGTAGCGGGACCAACTGGGGCCAACTGATTGAGAATATCGTCTAGGGCTGCTCTATCGAGGGTGTTTTTTCCGGCCTGGGTGGAGTTCGGATTGACATCCGGTGGCGGGGAGCCGCCGAAACCACCACCCCCTCCGAAGCGACCCTCTACAGCAGGCGGTGGATCAAATAGCGTTTCAAGAGCATCAGAACGTCCTGTCTCCTCTGTCTAATACGAAATTCCCCTTTCTTTAAGTGCCCGTATAGCTTCCGGTACGCCTGCCCTAGCGTCCTTAATAGTCCTGGACGCGCCCGGCATGGCTGCTCGTTGCTGTGGCGTTGGCGCGGCTGCAACCTGACCACCTTGACTGCCACCACCAAATTGCTGATTACCATCCATGACGCTTGGGCTTGCGGCTGCTTTATCGAGGGCGATTTTTCCGGCCGCGATGGAGTTCGGATTGACAAACGCTTCGTCAATACCTTGGAGTCGCTTCGCTTCTTCAAGTTGACCCTGACGTTCTGGATATTTCAATTGACCTTGAAGTTCAGCGGGATCACCCACCCCATACCTTTCCCCTTTGAGTTCATCCGCTCTCCGATACAGATCCTTGTTGCGTGCTTGTTGTGGGTCGTCGTCCTTTGGAAGTAGTTCTAGCTTGCCATTTACATATTGATACTTGCTCCCGCCATGGATCACGATGTTCTCGCTGGACTTATCCGTGGCCGATCTCTCTGGAATCAAGCCCAAGAGCCTTTGGTGTTCTCTGTACGCTTTTTCAAAAGCCGGCCCCGATTCCTTATCATCCAAGTCGAACGTACCGTCCGTAAATTTTCGCATAGCCTCGCGATTCGCTTCTATCTTCTCAAGTAATTCCTTGGGAACTCCCTCAGGGGTTGGTATCGCTAGGGCCAATAATCCACGGCCCACCATCCCCTCATATTTACTTCTCCCATGTTTGAAGGCGTCATAGCCTTTGTCCCTCTCATGTTCAAAGTCATCACGTTTGTGGGCCCTCTCTTCCCGCTCTGTGTACCACCTCTCACGGTCTCTTTCGCGATCAAGAGTGATCGCATCCCGGATTTCGTCGCGATCAAGAGTGAACTCCCTCTGATCCGCATCGCGCTGAAGAGAGAACGCCTGCTGATTCGCCTGAAGGTTGTACTTGTCGCGACGACCTTGCCCCTGTTGAGCCAGTTGAACGCCGTATTTGAGGTCACGCTCCCGCTTGCGCCCTGACCCCGCCGCATACGCCGCCAAGCCGGAAATACCAACGGGTTGATGCTCTAGTCGAATTGCCATAACTCACTCTCCGTTCATCGACCGATACCAATATATTGCCCAACCGCATTGAGCCATTTTTTACGAGCTTTGCAATTACACGTTGCAGGCAAGCCGAACTTCTCTTTGATCTCTGCGTAACGATCCTCTGTGATGCCAACTGACTTCATTATACGTTCCGCGTAATCGCCCAGCCCTCGCGTCATCAACGCTGCGTCACGCTTCCTGCCTTTCACTGGTTCGCACCAGTCCCACTCTTCGAGCTGTGGTGATTCCTGCGCCGTTGCGCCTAGCCGTCCCGTTTCCCATGCCTTCCAGAACCGGAATCCACAATCATCCTTAAACGTCGCAGTGCCCTTACAGACGGCGAGTTGATCTTCGTTCTTGTTGGTTTGATGGCGGTTGCAATAACCGGCCAATTCACATTCACAGTGTGGATTCATAATTATTACTATTCAATAGTTACGCTCACGTTGCCTTCGATTGCAGCACAAAGCTCTGTGGGAACTGCTGTTGAAAAACCAAGCTCAAGCGGAATACATGCTGACGGTGGCGCGCATTCCGTCGAAGTTTCAAACGTGCTATCACAACCACCTAGTTGAATGTGTAGAGTTAAAGGTACTTCATCTTCCTCACAGCCCTCACCCTCACACGGTGTAAGACAGAGACATATCGTCGTGTCGCAAATAGTAGCGGACCCAGACCATCTCGGCAGTTCGTCGCTTAATATTTCTGCATCCATTGAGGAACATTCAGGGGAACTTTCACATTGGACGTACTTAGTGAGAGTGATTGTTGCTCCGTCTAAGCAACTGCAATCGGCCTCTTCCTCTACACCAGTTGTCTGGAACGTGGCTGTCAGGGTGCTCGGCATGTCGTCGACACACTCCAAACAGGTGCTCGCGACATAGCAGGAATTGCACACCACGGATACCATTGCGGTGCTCTCGTCTTCAAGCAAAATATCCCACGTCAGCGACACGTCCGGGCAGTAGGTTTTCCTTTCGTTATCGCCGATAACCGTCCCCTTCGAGGTTTCCAATCGCCAATAGCAGCACCCGTCTTCACTACGAACAATCCTGACTGTCAGCGTTACAATATTATCTCCACAGTCGGTGAAAGTAGCACGCCACCCGTTGCCCTCCTCAAGCGGTTCCCAGCACACGTTAATCGCGTCCGGGTAGAACACCGCATCCTCATAGCCGATAGAGACGCAGTCGCAGACGCAATCGCAGTCCTTGCACAGTCGAGTGACACCTGAACCCGCAGGATTGACACGACTAGAACACTCCGCGTTCAACGTAACGGTAGAGCAGTCGGCGTCTCCACATTCCGATACGTCCACGCTCCAGTCCGCGTTGAAGCCGCCACGCTGGCTACATTCGCGAAGATACTTTCCACAGTCACCGTGGAGGTTGCCTGGCGCAAACTGCACGCACGTATCGGGACAAGCACCGTCGAGCCCGAGACAAATGCTTGTCAGGCAAAGGTGGCAATTACCCTCGCACTTACGGATGTCTATTCGCACATCGACATAAACATCACCGCAACCCACAGCCCCAATATACGCACACTCTTCCGGGTTCCAACTCACTACTGACTTGCCGATTACACAACTGCAATCGACACCTGTTCCTTCGAGGGTGACGCAAATCTCATCGCAGACACATAGGCAGCAGGTCGCAACCTCTTTTGGTAACGGAACCCCGCACGCTGAACAGCAACAACAGTCTCCTTTTGTGGTCATAAACTCTTGACGATGTATTGATGAATAGCGACATTGTTTCCGCCATCGCTGATACTGAACCCACAGAAGAAATCAAGCACGTTGTCGATCGTCGAGTTGAATCCGGCACCAACAGTCGGGGCAGTCGCTGGAGCGGGCAGAATCGTATACGAATTCACGCCGTCCACTTGAGCGGCGGTCGCGGTGAACATCACGCCAGACACTTCCCCCATTCCCATTGTATTCGCGCTTGTACCGTTGCCGATCGCACGCACTGTAAGTAATGCCTTCAAATGAAACGGCCGATTTGTGTGGGCCGTCGCATTCAACTGAATGACGCCCGTAGTGAATGCGATTGACGATCCGATCATCACCTGAAACACGATCGTTCCTGGTGTCGTCACGATGTTGGAGATTGATCCCCACACATCGAATTCCAACGCATCACCAATCTTCAGCGTATTCGCCCGAATCGTCCGTAATGCGGTCGCTGGGATAACTGTCTTCGCTGTCGTGAACGTCGCAAAGTTTGATCCTGCTATCGATTGAATTGCCTCTGCAGAGACCCATGTTTGACGAGCCATAATACTTTCCTTTCTACGGTAAAAACTGGCCTGGTATCGGCCCTGGGCCGAATCCAGTAATCATTGCAGCCGGTTCGCCACTGGACGAACGTCCCGAAAATGTACTTACCTCACAGGTCGGACAACAGAGAGTCACAACCGACCAAATACATTCCTCAAGAGGGTGATCGCAACATTCGTTATATGTCGGGTCCAATTCAATGCGGGTCGCCCAACCGAGGCGGCCGATAAGATCCTCGTCCGGTTCATCAAGGTTACAACACGCAGGGCCGTAAATGTCAATCTTTCCGTCGACTTCGTCCTCGACTTCGTCAAGTCCGCAGGGTCGACCTAATACCTCTCCAATCACCTTGCAGTTGGAAATTTCCACACTGTCGATCTTGAACAGGACAGTATGCTGGACGTCGACAGAGTCGACCAGCATGTAATTGACCAGCTTGCCCTCGTTGGTGTAAAGCTCGTCGATCTTCTCGTCCAAGGACTGCGGGTGTCCTTCGCCACCCACGGCAAAGCCTGGATTCTGCCTGATCCGCCAGTCCACGGTCGCAGGACTTGGGTTGGTGGTTTGCAACGGCAGGAGAGCTTGAAACACCTCGGCGATGTTATAGGCTCCAGGTCGTCGCTTGCCATACGGTTTGCCAGCGGGAATGCCCGGCTTATCGGCATTCCCGCTTTCATATTCGATGAACTTGGCGATTCTCGGGTCGAACCCGCGGCAATAAACGTAATTGTCTTCGGTGTCCTCCGCTGCTACCTGAAGAAGCGCGCTGTACGGAAAGACCCCGTCAACCTGCAAGGGAGCGTTATCCCCCGACATCGCGTTCATCGGGGCAGGCATCTTAAAGCCCGCAGCGTTTATTCTTGCTGGTCGAAACATGAGCGTTTACCGACCGAAGTAAACAATCTTTGTAGCCCCGATGACTCCACGCATTACGCCAAGATTTCCGGCATCCACTCCGTTGATCGAAACGCGCACGTCCAGAATGTCACCAGGATTCATTGCCGTGGCCGTAATCGCAAAATCCACGTCAGCATACGTTAGCGACTTGATGTTGTTCGCAACCGCTGCCGCGCAAAGATCCGCACTGATGCCAATCTCCTCATCGGAACGGTACACCGCACAGTCCAGCGTCAACGTCGTGTCCGCTAGAGTGGTTAGGCAGCCGGCGTGAAAACGCAAGGTGAAAGACTGTCCGGCAACATAATCCTGTGGGACCGTGATCTGCGCACGAGCATACCCCGTGGTATTCGTTCCGCCGAAGTCCACCGTCTGGATGAGTGGCGAGGCTGTAGCAAAAGTACCGCTCACGAGCCCAAGATCGTCCGACGCTGGATTGGCCGGAAGATTAACAGCGATGTCATCCCAGGTTCGCCATTGCGTAAGCGGAATGACCTGCTCTCTCGACTCGGCAGCCAGAACGAGAGACTTGTTCTTTAGCGGGCTGATGCTTCCTGTGACTCGTACATTCCCAGCAACGACAAGATCGCCCGGAAAAGTGGTCGGATTCGCCATGTCAATGTTCTCCTTTTGTTAAGTAACGACTAAACTAAACGAGCCGAGTGGGGTACCAGCCCCAGGCTCGACCCTCACCACCACAAAAGCTGTTTCCGCACGAACCGGCATACCACGGCGTACTCTCCACGGTCGCATCAGGCGATGGGGGATTGAACGCGCCCTGACTAAGCCGCCAATGAAAACTCGTCAGCATCCGAAACACTCCTAACTGTAACCCACGCACACCTGTATCTCCCATTACGGTGTCACCCACCCTCCGCCGGCATCACCGAGCCCTGTCGTAATTTGCACAAGCGCCTCGAAGTTTGGCGGGATGTCATCTCGCCGTTCGACGAACCCGTACAGGCCGACGAGGATGTTATTCCGTTCTTTAAGCTGGTCCCACATCAGTTTCAGACATTCCTCGTGAGTCATCTGGAGACTCGCAAGTCGCTGGGAGGACTCGTTCATCTTTTCGGCGATAGCCCGATGCTTGTGTTCAGCCAACGTGGATCCGTGTTGAACTGTCATCTGCGAGTACGTTCCCTTACCGCTGATGACTCCATTCACTGCATCCTGAAGGAAACCCAACAGCCGTTCGCGTTCGGACATCGCGACTCGTGACACGTCTTGGCTCGTGGCATTCTGTTTATCAATTCCGGTCAGATGTTGTGCTTCGATCTGCTGGAGCTGTGCAAACAGGCTGTCCCTTTGGCCTGCGTTCCACAGGGTAACGGACTGACGAAGATTCTGAAGCCGGGCCGCTTCCTCTGTCAGCAATTGCTTGATGTTTCGTGTCGCGTCGTACAGTTGCGCCTGAATTGTCGTGTTAAGCCTGGTGTTCGCTTCGCGGAGGGCATACAGCGACTGTTGGCCTGTGATGGTCCGGTCTCGAACGCCGAGCTGCAATTGGTACTGGCCGGTGATCGTAGCCGCTTGGTACTGCCACACTTCTTGCTGGGCCGAATTCAGGCGATCAGTTCCGGACATGGTCCTGTCACGGGCGCTCTGCTGCAAAGTGAAGCGACTTGTCAGTTGTGCGACGTTGCTGCGTAGAACTTCTTGCTTTGTAGCATTCACGCGATCAAAACCGTTTAGATTGCGGTCCCTCATTGCTACTTGCTGCCCGTAGAGGCCATGCTGGTTTTCTAGCTTCTCACGCATTAAGCGGTCGTTCAGGGCTGTGATTTGTTCATCGCGGTCCCTGGTATTCCTGGCTGTGATGTCCGCCGCAACGGCACTGGTGTAAAGGCCGCGATCCGTCAGCATTTGCAACTGCTCTGAAAGCGTGGCATCGAACTGCTCGTTGATTCGAGCTAAATCCGTCGCTCCCAGGTCGACCAGGAAGGCAGTGGCCGTGTCGGAGTGGGTGGCGTACTCAGGCTGCAGGTTGGAAAGTTCGCCCTCGTAGTCCGTGACAAAGCCACTCAAGGCGTTGTTCGATGCCACCCGTTCAGCATCCAAGGGAGTCGCGATTGCCGTGTAGTCGGTCGTCAGCTGGTCAAGCGTCGTTCCGTAGTCGGTCGCGAACGTAGTCAACGCAGCCGTCCCCAGCACAAGCAGCGCATCAACCTCCGCTTCCATTGCGTCGTATTCGCCTTCCAGAGCGTCCAGAACATTGTCGATTTCAGTCGTCACGCTCAAGATGTCCGCATTGGCGGATATCAGCAATGAATCGAGTTCGGCGGCATAGTCGGCGTATTCCAACTCCAGAGCATCCAAATGCACCGTCTGAGACGCCGCGAAGGTCGCCAAGTCGGTATCGCCCTGTGTCAAAAGAAGATTGATCGCAGCCAATTGCGTCGCATAATCGGTGTCCAGATCAGCCAGCTTGGCCGCAAGATCCGCTAGAAACGTCGTCAGGTATCCGCTCTGCGTCACCAGCAAGGCGTCGATCGTTGCCGTGCTGCTGACGACGTTCGTTTCCAAGTCACTCAGCTTTGTGTGCATCTCCGTCAGTTTGTCAGACGCATCGTCCGTATCGAGTAGGAGTTGACTTTGATTCAAATCGATCAAGGCGTCAACTTCATTCATGTATGCTTCGGTATCGGAAAGATACAGCGTGGAATGAGTTACGTGTTCGTGGGATTGCGCCTCAAACTGGTCGTGACTCGTTTCCAGCATGATGTCCCAGCTGGTGATGATGTCGTTGTACCGAATCGTGTTGTTTGTGTTCGCGACGTTTGTCTGATCTGTATAAGCCTCCAATAACGACTGAAGAATAATCCAATTCTTCAGCGTCTCACGAGTCATTGCGTAGTAGGGCGTCGGCGGAACCGTCGTGTCGTCAAACGTGATGCCGGTAATTTTCCAGCCTTGGGCGACTAACCAACCAACCGAGTCGGCCGGAATGTTGGTGATGTTATCCGTGCCCCACCAATTAGGTGTGTAGGGCGTGGTCTGAAACACATAGTTAATTGAAAATTGGCCAGAATCTTGTTCTGGGACCGGAGGGCAAGCGATGTGCGGCATGATTTATCTCCATTCCCCAGAGAGTGTCGCCTTAATGCTCGAAGACTCGTACGCCCAGCTTCCCTCGCTGGACAACCATAGCACCAAGAACACCGCTCTCGTACGAGGATATGCCCGGTTTGACCGACCGGCCGACCAAGTTCCTTCCGCTGACACGTAACTTTCATAACTGGTGGCTGCCAGCGATGCCGTGATTGCAGCTTTGCCGTTGGCCGCCGCCGCCTCTGCCGTGTCGCCTGTCACTAAACGCCAAGTAACGTCGGCACTACTAGCAGCTATGTTCCCGTTTAAGTGCAGGACACGTCCGAAGCTGTTCGCTCGCCCAAGCTGCAATGGACCGAAGAGAACGTGGCTGTCCGTCTCGGCTGTATCGTACGGCCAGAAATTTTGACGCCCAACGTCGTACATCCAGTCCAAGCCGGTCGTCGTCGTAATGAACACTCCGCGAGTGGCGTGATTGTACGTGAGCTTCAGGGCTGTGTCGGAAACCCCAGTCAGGTCTTCGGGAATCTTGTGCTCGGAGATGGCTGTCAACCCGCTTCCATCGGCTCCGACTGAGTACAACCCACTGGAGGACATGAAATAAGCCACGTCCTCCACCATGCACCAAGCGTCCGCGCCGATGATGCCGACTTCGTCTGAGACTCGCCGCCTCGATCCTGAATGCGGGTCGCCCTGCTGAACCCAAGTCTCGTCGGCTGTCCAGGCGAGTAGGAAATTATCCTTATGAGGGGCCAGTGCGATTACAGTGCCGCCCGTTGCGCCTCCGTAGGACAACTGGAATAGTGCCGGCCGCATCGTGTCTGACAGGTCAGCACTGAGAGTGGTATCTGTGTCGTCTCCCATCCGCGTGGCCGTAATGGCGTTTGTACTGAACGTGAGTAGGCGATCCCGGTATCGCGACGTCGGTCTCGCACCCGCGGCGATTCCCGTGAAGGAACCGCCGCGCAGGCGATTAGTAAGCGAATCTTCCAGACGGACATTCGTGCTCCAAACAGCCGGGAACGGTCCCCTGCCGCCTGTTGAGTCACGGAGGCCAACGCGTCTCACGACGCCCGCGACGGGAAACTGAAGATTCATCGTTTTACGAGGCATGAGTCTATGCCAACCCAACGCTTCCGGTGTTGACGACAATATCCCAGCGAATAACACTTGCATCCGTCACCGAGATAAGATCCAGCGATTCGCCGACCGCATTAAACGTGGCGACCGTGTTCCCAGTTTCGTTCAGCGTGCCAGATGCTGTGACGACGCAATCGCCACCATCCGTCGTCATACGGAGATGGAATCGGATGCCTGCCTTGGTGGGTGCGGCCAGGGTCCGCGTCTCGGCACCCGTAGTCACCAATTCGCAAATCTGGCCGTACCCGGTCGGCTCAATGCTCCCTGCGTCACCAGGATCATTCAGCACGCCAGGCCCGTTAGCCTCAAATGCTCGAAACAAGTCTCTCAATGCTCTGTGTGCAGACATGATCTACTCCTTGAAAAGTGGTTCGGGGAAACCCCTAGGTCCAGTGGGAAAAACTCACTATGCTTGCTTAGTTGTCACCAATCGCTATGGGCAACTTGTCGAACTATCTTAATTGCGGCATCTGCACCGGCCGTCGATACGACATACAACTTGTCGATGCCAGGTCCGATAGTCTCATTGCCGCCATCGGCAATAAACAGTTTTTCGTCTTCTACAGTGTTGTCGGCTGTGATCGTCGCGCTTAATGTCGAGAGCCACGCCGACTTCGCAGAATTTGCGTCATTGTTTCCTGCTGAATCCACGCCGGTATGTATAAACTTGTACGCAAACCGTGGAACCAAATCCAATGTGATTTCCGTAGCGGCCGTCAGTGACAACATGCCGAATTTGTCGAGTTTATTCCAGGCCATTGGTATTCTCCTTTGTTTACTGATCCGTTCCGTCGATGCTGACTGTTCCGATTCGTGAGGAACGTAACCAATAGGAACTGCCGTTGCGACGTTCATCGCGGGGAGCATCACGTCCGAGACTGGTGGGGGATGATTTCTCCATGTCCGCAGCAATCGCAAGGGGTAATAGCTCTTGGAACCGCTTGGTGTGTCGCCCTTCTTGTTCCTCAAAGTTGTCCTCTGCCGCGGCCAAGCAGGCTTCCGTGATGACCTGTGTTAAGGTCTCACCGCCCACCGGGTATAGATTCGTCTCGTCGATCATCGTCGCCCGTAGGATCATGGGAACCCGAAGGACGTAGGCCGCGTCGGGAGTCGGATAGAACGCCAACCGTTTGCGTGATCCAACCAAAGGATCAAACTCAACCGTCCGAACCGAGTAGAAGATGGGGCGGTCGAAATAAGGATCATCTTGTTCCCGCGTCCGAATTGCCTGATCGCCCCTCTGGCGAACGGCAGGATACAGTTCATTCTGGTCTGGGTAGTAGGTCAGGTTGCTATCATTTGCGACCGACTCAAACGTGGCTGCTAACGGGATCTCTGGCCTGGCAAGCTCGTAAGTGGTTAGAGCATCCGCATCGGCAGTTAGGTCATCCAAAGTGATTTGCGTGGTGCTGTCGTACGAGGCGACCGAATAATAGTTATCGCCGAACTTGATGATGCCGTCCGCCGCCCAGGCGCTTGGGAATGTGCTGCCCGTTAGCGTCACCACGCCCAAGGTCACTTCTATCGTCCCTGTCGAGACTGGCGCGGTCGTGGTGATGTCCTCGATGGGCTTGAAGAACGACCAATCGTGCGCCGCGTACACGTTGCGCAGACCGTCAGCCATACAGTCTTCGATGTCGCATAATTGATCCCCGGTATATCCCGTGCGAATTCCAAACAGGTAGTGGCCGACTCGTTCAATCAGCCCGAAGTAGCTGGTGGCATACGTGGTGGCCGAAGAATCGATGACCCGCAGGTAAACATCGGACTCGATCGTTTCCCCGTCAGCTGTAACGACGATTGCCACGATGGCGTACGTGGTTCCGTCCACGCCACCGGAATACGTGGCCTTGACCGTGGTCCCGACAATTGACGTGCTGGAGATTGCGATACCACCAGTGGATTCAAGAACACTGGTGATTGTAGACAGAGAATCTCCACTAACGAGTTGGTTGCTAAACTCGATGTAGAAAAGTTTGGCTTCACTGGGCTGTTTGTAGAGAACAGTCATGGGTCACCCGATTACAAGTCGCAGCTTGCTGGGGACGAGCGAACCCGCCCCCAGCGGCTACGCGATGGTTACTCGTACTGGGCGCAGGCCCACCAATCGACCTGCACGTTGAGCGCCGTATCACCGGCACTGTCCTTGATCCCGATAATGGGAGCAAGTTGCGCGTCGTCGGGGAATGTGGCGGCGTCGAGTTCCGATGCCGTCAGCCGGGCCGGGGCGATATTGCCAAGAGCGGCCCCGTCAACGTAGAACTCAAGCGCCTTCGGGTGGGCGCGATAGCGTATGCCGAGCTTGATGTAGGTCGTCAAGCCGGCAGTGAACGTCGCCAAGGCGTTCAGCTTGGTCTTGGTCGCACCATCTTGGTACGTTTGACCGTCTGCCTTGTAGGCACCATCGAACACGCCAGCCTCCCCTACGAGCTTGACAAACCCGCAGAAGTTTTTGTCTGCCAAGATATCGGCGTCTGTGAACATGAGGTCCGTCGTAATCATGTCAGCCTGACCGAGTCCAACGCCGATGTTCCACTTGGCTGCGGTGATTGCCGACATCGAGAGGCAGCACTCAAACGCAAGGTCGTTGGTTGCCAGCAAAAACGGCGCAGACAACGTCGACCCCCACTTGAGCACATTCTCGTCTTCGGCTGTGTCACCAACGATAGTGGCACTCAGAATTCCCTTTGCCGATGCCGTATCCGCGACCTTAGCCAAAGTGCCGGCCGGAGTAACGAGATTCGCGTAAGGCCCGACCAAAGTGGTCTCGGAGAAGGTTAGGAAGTCGTCAAAGAACCCGAAAGCCGGATTCCCGCTGCCCCCTGTCGCAACACTGCCGTTCGGCGAAAAAGATTGTGGAGCCGCAAACCCACGCCACACGCGCGGAGAGAACAGCCTGGTACTCATGTCTTCAAATAGTGTGTGCATTGTTGCACTCCTTTTGCAAAAAAGGGGATCTTCCCAGCTAAGGGTGGGCGTTGTCCCTGAAGTAAAAAAGGGGTTCGTATTTAACGTCGCACCCCTCGCTACGACGACACGGAGATGTCTCCTTACGCGGTTTCAGTTACCGTTACCGTGCTGTAACCCCGAAAGTTAGCCCGGCGGTTGAAACACACCAATTGAACCGAATCGTCCATTGCCCGAACTCGCACGTTGCTCATGTCGGGATGCTGGAACGCCTTCCGCTTTCGCATCATGCGGCCGGCGGCGTAGTAGCATTTGAACGAGGCCCAGTTCACACCGAGAACCACCCCGTCCGTGCGAGCGTTCGCACTGGCGGCATTCGTCCAAGCAGGAATCCAGTTCAACGGAACGCCACGGATGTAAACCGTACCGCTGTGCGCCGCCATGTCGTCGCCGATGTTGTCGTTGCCCAATTGGAGCAACCGACGCGCGGCGGCCAAACGACTGTGCGTAGTCAGCAGTTCCCAATCGTGGCGCTTCTGATCCACGATGTCCGGTCGCTGCACCGGCGGCATGAACTGGCACAAGTCCATCGAGTTAATGGTCTTCTCGACGAAGTCTTCGCGATCGACCACCGTGTAGGGGAACGTACGGTTCCGCCACTGGTCGAAGGTCGATGGGTCGATCCCACCAACGTCCGTCCAGCCAACGGGCTCGTAACCGTCGAAGCCCTCTTCCGAGTTGTTCTCGGTCACACTGTCGTCTGTCGAGGTGATCCACCACAACAGAGACACGGGCGGGAACGGAGACACCGTCGAACTGCCAGGACCAGGACCAAACATCAGGTCTTCCATGCCAGTGTAGAACGACGTCATCAGATCACGCTCAAGCGATTCGAGGTAATCGTAAATCTGCCGTCCGCCGGTCTGGAAGATTTCCTCGTCGATGTCGTAGTGGTAGTTGTTTGTCGTCAACCCCCACTTCAACGACCCTTCATTCAGGACGTTCACGCGAGACGAAGAATCACGATGGTACAGCCCGACAACCTGGAAGTTATCGTTCGTCGCCGTCTTGACCTTCCACTTGCACTGCGACGTGCTCATCGTGTCCTTCTTCAAGTTCCCACTGAAGAGACGCGATGCGTACTTGTACTCTTGCAGCGGCAGGGAAATGTCCTGCGCCGCAAGCCTATCTTCACCAGCAAACTTCTGGTGAATGCCGGCTACAAAGTCATCAATTTGCTCAATGCCGAGTGCCATCTGGCTACTCCTTTATTTATTACCCTCAAGTTCTTTGTAGAGGCGATCGGCTTCGTCCCTCGGGTCTTCCCTTGGGTCTTGCGGTCGGGTTGCCCCGCCGCCTTGTCGACCGTTGCTCTGCTTGGAAATCTTGCGGGTTCTGGATTTCAGTTTTTGTTTATCGAAGTCTTCCGAGAACACCATTGGTGCCACACGGGCGACTAGCGATTCAAGGTCCACGTCGCGACCAGTCAGCTTTTTGAGACCAAGTTGCTGGGCTTTAGCCTGAACCAAAAGATCCTGCCTACGCTCCAGTTCCTGTGGGCTCTCCTTACCAGTCGTGCCAAACAATTTTGGCATCTTCATCGCATCAACAGCAGAATCAAACCTCTGCTCTGCGACGGTTGCAGCTGCATCCTCGTAATAGGCTTGCGAGTCTGCAATTCTGGACTCCAACGCAGAAAGCCACGATTCGTAGTGGTCTCGCATTCGAGTGAATTCCTCTACGACATCCTCGTCGTACACGTCCTTGTCCAGCTTAACCTCGTACTGACCGTCCCGTGCTTCTGGGGGCGGGTCGGCCTGGGGCGGATCCTGTTTTTCCTCGCCCTTCGTGAACTGGCCTTTTTCGTTGCGAGCTGCGACTTTCGTTTCACCTTCACCGTCCGTTTCGGCCAAAGCCTCGCGTCCAGCAGCCAGTGCTCTCTTGCCCAAGAATCGCAGAGCCAGTTCCAGTTCCTCGCGGTTGGCGAAATCGGCAAGGTCCGACTCATCAACGCCATACGCGGCTACCTCGGCTTTCAAGTCGTCGTCAATCCACGACTGGTCGCCGGAATCATCACCACCTTGGTCATCGCCGTCGCCGGTATCGACTTCGGCGGCTTCATTGCCGGGTTTTTCCTCGGCAGGTGTTTCTTTGTGTTCGTTGTTGGAATGCTCGGACGTGATTTGCGCGTCGCTCTTGCCCTCGGGTTCACCGGTGCGTTCCGCTGCAATATCGTCCACAATCTTCAGCATCTCTTCTGGCGTAGTTTCTGCTGTTAGCTGGTCTGACATTTAATCAATCTCCGTAGGTTATGCGTATCGCCACTTGTGCTTACCGTTGGCTCGGAACATGCGATTGCTGCCCATGTAGAGCAACACATCGCCGTCTTCGTAAAAGGTGCGTAGCTGACACAGCCCTAGTCCTTCAACGACGAGCAGCGATGTGAAGTCTGGAATTCCGGTATCGAATGTGATCGCACTACCCATCGCTATACCCTCCGTCAATGTCGTGGTACTTGTTTCCGCGAATCTCAGTGAGCAGTCGCATTAGGTGGTTGCGACCGCGACGACTTGTGATTCTTGCCTGTCCGCTGTCCAGAATGCCAACACCCTGAACCCCTTCGGACTCAAGCAACTGTCGCATCTCTGGCACTTGGCTTTTCATGCAACCCAGTGCTTCGGACAACAGCGGATCGTGCTCGTTATAGGTGTTGGCAATCATCGGCGATGCTTTCAGCCAGTCACTCTTGCCGCCTGCACGGAACTTCTTAGCAGTCACTTCTTTGCCGTTGAGGTAATACGTGGCTCCACTCATGTCACGACTCCTCCTTGAACCCAGCTTGCTTCCAATACCGCTTCAACGTCCTCTTGTGCCTCGACGATCTTGACTGCGTCCATGAGACTCATGGCGTGGACGGGATCACATTCGACTTCACGCCACTCGAATGTCCGGTCGCGATCCGCCAGTCTTACGCTTACATAGGCTGTGTGCTTGTCGCCTGTTTGCTTGTCGCTCAGTCCACCCATCGCTTGTATGTTCCCTGCGTGATGTTCGTCGTTCATGTACCGTCTCCCCACAACCCAATCCATTTCGCAAACAAAGCCCAGCCGACAAGACCAAAGATAAAGCCAATTACTAATTCCATTACGCCGGGCTCCTTCCCATCATGGCCGCTTGCTGCCCGTTTACCTGCGGTTTCCCACCTAATAGCGATTGGATCATGGCTGAGTTTCTAGCTTCCGCCGTGCCACCCGTTCCGACGTTTTTCCGGATTGTCTCTCGGGTTGTGTGTGGGGACTGACGCACAGTATTCTGGTCGCCACCAAGCATGTCCGAGGGGGCGGCGAACGTGATAAACCGCTTGAATTCTGGTCGGTTCTTCAGCCGAGCTATTTCCTCGACAATCGCCTGCGCGTCCAATGTAGCGCCCGATGCTTGGAACATGGGCCATAGCGGAGCGATCTCCCGAAGAACCTGGAATAGCTCTTGGAGCTTCTGTTCCGGAGTCTTGAAGACCATCGAATACGGTTCAATCTTGAACTGATAGTCCTCAAACTCGCCCCTACGGTAATCGGGCGTCCAGTCCTGGCGGATTTCAATGCCGCTATTCCCAACCGGGAGGGACGAATGTAATTCAAGCGTCTGGTCCTCCCACATCAATCGGCCAAGGTCCAAGATGGAATCCGATGCAAACGACACGACGGCCATTCGCATGTCGGCTACGTTCTTGCTGACACTGCCGTGGATCAATTCTTCCTGGCCCACGGTCGATGATTGAGCGCCGAGGCCACCCATTGCTTGAAGGTTTCCGGCGAAGCGGTCGTACTCTTGCTGGAGGAACGTAGCCATCGCCATGTCCCGCTGATCGATTCCCCCTAGTTCAAACTGCTTGATCTGTTCAGGACTCTTGCCGCGCTGCCAACTGTTTCGTTCCGCTTTTCGTAATCGCTCGGCATCGTCTTCCATTCCGGGCGGATAGACATTCACAACCCGATGGGCATCCGAATCAGATTCCATCCTGGCGTGCAATCGGTTCTGCAGGTCATGCATCCCCTTCAGGTTGATTGCCGGTGAGGTCGGAATTACGTTGTCCGGAGTATCACCAAGCGACAGGAACTTGTACGGCCCCGCTTGTGATCCCGCCCACTCCCGTTCAATCAACGGCTCGATGTCGTGCTGATCGCAGGCCATCGTGGCGATAGAATTGTTCTCGGCAATCCAAATATCCTGAAGCCAGATCATGTCTTTCAGATCGTTGTCTTCGGCCTGGCCCCACTCGGACGCTATGTCTCGCGACGCCCCCGTTTGGTCGTGATGCTCGCGACTTGTCGGCTTCAGCTTATCCTTAACCTTCTTCGAGTAGCCCGGTTCGTCCATGACTTTCTCGTAGTCCGCACGATACCGATGCCCGCAGTAACGCATCTTCGTCAGTTCTTTAGCGGGCATATCCAGAATCAGGTCATCAATGGACACACGGTTCAGCCACGGCTCCCCCGGATCAAGCCAGACGTCCTCTTCCGACTCAAGCAGGCCATGAAACCGCGTGTCGGTGTCACGCATCATCACCACACCGCAACCGAGACAGAAAAACGCATCTAGCATGATTTGCCGGAACGTCCGATCCAGATTCATGTCGCCGATCAACTTGTTCAGGTTGACCTCAAACCGGCGAGAAAATGGCAGGTTCTCGATCGATGGAGTCGAGACAAGCACTTGCGGGTTATTGGCAGCCAGCGCAACCGTGTAGATGCGGGCCGTCTGATTCATCAGGTTGACGAGCGTTTTGTTTCTCGCTCCTGATGGATACCACGATCCAACGTAGTCGCGGACGAGTTCCTTGCGGACACGACGAAACGGCTCCATCGCATCTCGCGAAGCTCGGACGGCCTTCAGTAGTCGGCCGCGTTTTTCATCGTTGGATAGATCGATCATTTTTTTACGGTGGGCCGAAAAGAGTCTCTAAATTACCCGCTCCGAAGCGATCGTCATTACTCCTACTTGCGCTACTCCTGTACTTCCTTGGCGGACGTGATCCCCTTGCACCACGGGAAGCAGGCGAGCCGAATCCTCCACCACGCCAGCCGCCACCGAGAACACCACCGCCACCAGGTGGGCCAACACCCGAACCATATTTCCTACCAATTGCGCTATTCAGCCCGCCCAGCCGATCACTTCTGTATGCTCTCGGTTGACGACCCATCCGACGCGATCTGGCCAGATACTTTGCACGCCTACGCATAGCCACGTTCTGTTTCCTCTGGTTGACCCGAGTCTCGTAGGCCATGCGCCCTTGACCGTAGTTGCCTGCATCTTCCAACTCGGAAGTCGTCTTCCCTAAACCCACGTACTTGCGGGACCCCACATTGCGCCGCACTGTTGGTGCGCCAGATATAGCCATCACATCCCGATCATTTCTTAGGCTTTGGTGGTCCAATCTTTCCGCCTCGAACACCGTACTTGCGAGGTCGTTTCGAGGTGGCATACGTGGCGTACGAATGGATTGTGTACGGTTGCCCTCGAGTTGACGGCCTGAACTTCAATATAGGCTTCCTGCTAGGCAGGTCGTCGCCCTTCAGAGTCTTGTACTTTGCCATCACGTCGCCTCGCACCAGAGTGCGCAAAGAAAAAAGGGACCGAAGCGTTATACGCCACGGCCCCTCTAAGGCTGCGATGTGTAGAGGCATCTAGCGGGGATCAATCCGCTTCTGCCTTTTCGTTGCCGGACGCCTTATG